CTTATAGAGGACAAGGGTAATGGAAGGAGAGTTTAAGATTAAAGTAGGTAGAAGTATCTACACTTACACTAATTTTAACGACATACCGAAAGAGATTGGTGCCGTTATTTCATTTAATCCTAAATATCCAAAAGAACCTCATACAGAAGAAGAACATAAGTTAATAAAAACCTTTAACGACAAATTACAGGAGTTAATGAAACGGGAATGCCAGCGGTTACGAGAATAGGCGATAAAGATGTTACCCATTGTTCTGGTATGACTAGAGCAGATGGTAGTACAAATGTCTTTTGCAACGGAATAGGTATAAGTAGACAAGGTGATAATAATACGACACACTTATTACCAGGTGTGCCTTGCCCACCTCACTCAGCGCCTATTGCAACAGGTAGTACTACGGTTTTGTAAATGGGTAAAGGTTGTGGTCGTGTAGGTGACGGAATATCAGGTTGTACAAGTGTTGCTGAAGGTTCGCCTAATGTGTTTGCTGGTTAGTGTATAAATATTAGTGTTATGGCAAACTATGATAGTAAATCTTCAACTAGTAAAGACAGGGTAACCAGGATATATTCTGATTTAGACCTTGATTTTATGCGTAACCATACGACAAGCGATATAACAAAGTTAGAAGATGTTGAAGCTGTAAAAAGAAGTGTTAAGAATTTAATACAAACAAATCATTATGAGAGACCTTTTCATCCTGAAATAGGAAGTGATGTAAGAGCATTGTTATTTGAAAATATGACACCTCTTACTGCATTAAATTTAGAAAGAAAAGTACAAGAGGTTTTACAAAACTTTGAACCTAGAGCAAAGATAAGTTCAGTTGTAGCAGAACCTATTGAAGATAGAAATGCTTATCATTTACAAGTTTCTTTCTATGTTGTAGGTATACAAACACCAGTTGTCGTAGAAACATTTTTACAAAGGTTAAGATAAAATGGCAAGCACAAAATTAGACATATCAGAATTAGACTTTGACGCAATTAAAGTAAATCTAAAAAACTTTCTATCTAAACAAGCAGAATTTTCAGATTATAACTTTGAAGGTTCAGGTTTTGCAATTTTAATTGATTTATTAGCATACAATACACACTATCTAGGTTTCAATGCTAATATGTTAGCAAATGAAATGTATCTGGATTCAGCAGATATAAGAGCAAATGTAGTTTCACTTGCTAAGATGTTAGGTTATACTCCTGCGTCAGCAAAATCACCAGTTGCTTCAGTTGACATAGTTGTTAATGACGCAACAGGAACAACTTTAAGTATGAACAAAGGACAAACATTTACAACTTCTGTAAATGGTACTACTTACAATTATATTACAAATGAAGATTTAACTATTTCACCTGTTGATGGTGTATTTAAATTTTCAGATGTTTCTTTATTTGAAGGAACACCTACAACTTTTAGATATACGGTTGACGAACAAGACCCAGACCAAAAATTTATTATACCTAGTACTAATGCTGATACTTCTACATTAAAAGTAAAAATACAAACAAGTTTACAAGACACTAGTTCTACAACTTATTCACAGGTAACAGGTTTAACAAAACTATCTGCTGAAAGTAATATCTATTTCTTAAATGAAACTGATACAGGTAAGTTTCAAGTAACCTTTGGTGATGGCATACTAGGTAGAAAACCTAAACAAGGCAATATCGTAATATTAGAATATATTGTATCTAATAAATCTTTATCAAACGGTGCAAGTACTTTTGTACCTGCAGGTTCTATCGGAGGTTTCTCAAACATAACGGTTACAGCAAATAGTGTATCGCAAGGTGGTAGTGAACCTGAAAGTAAAGAGAGTATTCGTTTCAATGCACCTTTACAATATACAGCGCAAGATAGAGCAGTAACCACTTCTGATTATGAAACAAAAGTTTTATCTGTTTATCCTAATGCACAATCAGTTAGTGCTTGGGGAGGTGAAGATGACGAAACGCCTATCTATGGTGTTGTCAAAATTGCAATCAAAGCTGCTAGTGGTTCTACATTAACAACGCAAACAAAACAAGATATCATATCTAAATTAAAAGAATATAATGTTGGTTCGGTTACACCTCAAATAGTAGACCCAGAGGTAACTTCTATTCTTTTAACAACAAATGCTAAGTATGACGCTGCCTCTACTACTAAAGATAGTGAAACATTAAAATCAGATATTATTTCATCATTAACATCATATAATTCAAACACACTACAAAAATTTGATAGTGTATTCAGATATTCAAAAGTAGTTAAAACAATTGATGATAGCGATCCAAGTTTATTGTCAAATATAACTACATTAAAAATTAGAAAGTCTTTTACACCTACATTAAATAGTTCTCTAAAATATAATGTCTATTTCAGAAACGCACTTTACAATCCTCATATGGGACATAACTCTACTATGGGTGGTATCTTAACATCAACAGGATTTAAAGTTAATGGTTCTAACTTTGAACATTTTTTAGATGATGATGGTAATGGTAATGTAAGAGCATATTATTTGTCAGGTGCAACTAGAGTTTACACGAACACAACGCAAGGTACTATTGATTATTCAAATGGTGCCATTACAATTAATTCATTACAAATAACAAGTATATCAAATATTAGAGGGAGTGCTTCAAGTGTAATAGAGTTAACCGTTCAACCATCTTCAAATGACATTGTTCCAGTTAGAGACCAGATACTAGAAATAGATATTGCAAACTCAACTATCAATGTTAACAAAGATACTTTTGTAGGTGGTGCTTCAGACGCTGGAGTTGGTTATACTACTACATCAGCATATTAATAAATGGCAAAGTTCAGTAAGAAAATTACTAACTTATTAGGTAGTCAGGTACCTGAATTTGTAATTGAACAGCATCCTAAATTTGTAGAATTTATAAGAACATATTTTACATTTATGGAAAGTGCTGAGTTAACTATTATTAACTCTCAAAGCACAGAAGGTATATTACTTGAAACAGAAACAGGTCAAACTAATAATCTAATTCTAAACGCAAGTCGTTTAGGTTCAGAAGCAACTCAAATAGACGCAGGTGGTAAGGTACTACAAGAGACTTCTTCTTTTGGTGCGTTTACTCAAAATGAAATAATTAAAGGTTCAACTTCAAAAGCAGAAGCAGTTATACTTGCCGAAGATAATAATAATAATGGCAAATATATTATAACAACGCAAGATAAATTTATTGAAGGTGAAACTATAATAGGTCAATCTTCTAATGCGTCAGGTGTCATTGGTTCTTATAGACCTAATCCAGTTCAAAACATACAAGACTTATTAAACTTTAGAGACCCAGACAAAGTTATTCAACACTTCTTAACTCAATTTAGAAATGAGTTTATGAAAACTATACCTGAAGACTTACACGAAGGTGTTGATAAAAGAAACTTAATTAAAAATATTAAATCACTTTATAGAACAAAAGGTACTGCAAAAGGACACGAAATATTTTTTAGATTGTTGTTTGGTATAAAATCAGAAACATTTTATCCTAGAGAACAAATGTTAAGAGTATCAGATGGAGAGTTTACATTTAATAGAGTATTAAGATGTATTAATCCTGTAGGTAATACTGGTCAATTAATTGGTAGACAAATTACAGGTACAACTTCAGGTGCAACTGCAATTGTAGAAAACATATCTCGTTTTCAAATAGGTGCAACTTTAGTTTCTGAATTTTTATTAAACGAAGAAAGTATTACAGGTACTTTTTCTGTTGGTGAAGTTGTACAAGGTACTGCTACAGATACAGATGACTTGTTTATTAAATCAACTATAACAGGTATACCTGGAACATTTACAATTACAAATGATGGTTCATTGTATCAGAATAATGATAATATTAAATTAGTTGGTGGTGGTGGAGGTTCTATTTGTCAGGTTGAAAATATAGGTCAAGGTTCAATTAGTGAATTTTATATAAACGCTGCTGGTAACAATTATCAAATAGGTGACCAACTTACTTTTAATAATCAAAATACAGACGGCGCTGGT